CGTAGCCAGTGCCGTCCATCGACTCTACAGCGTCTTGATCATTAGCTGTGAGTGCTATGTTCTGACTAGCCATGGACGATCACCTCCCATTGCCACTCGGAATCCGGACCCTCCCTGAAGAATCTAAGTGACCACTCCACGTCATCGTATTGTTCGTAGTTGTTAGCCACAACGTCGAACGGTCCTTCCTGCTCCATGTGAAGAGCGAAGAACTCGCGCACTACCCAACCAGGAACTCCGGTATCTATGTGGAAGTCCATACCTTCAGATTCAAAGTACTCAGCCCACTGATACATTCCGGCAATCGCATCGTTGTGAATCGGTCCCCAATTTGTACGCAACTTGTATACATCTTTGAACAGTGATGCAGCGATGAAGCTATCACCTTCGTAACGCGCCATGATTGAGTACTTTGGATCACTGAGCCATGCCTGGAACGTGGATAGTCCTGGGAAGGGGGCATCAGCCGGTATCGAACATATCTTGGCCTCTTCCACGTAGCCGTACGCCGCAGCTAGGTCGCTATACAGATCTTCAATGTTGTCGATTGTGAATGATCGTATCATACTACTCTCCTTGATCTTGGGAGGCGTAGTTCTCGTTCCCTAACACGACTTCGCGCATTGAGATCGTCTTCAGTGTCGGTGACAACCATATTATGAAGTCTACCAGCAACCTGCTTCAACGCTCGGTGCTCTGGGGAGTGCCTCTGTGGGATTGTCTGCTTGGGAGAACCGGTGAGGCCCTTTGCGTCCACTTGCTTTCCGTAACGGAGAATCATTCGGATGGCGCGATCTACAAACTGCTCGACATGTTGGAAGTTGGAACGCTGTTCTCCTTGAACCCCGTTCGATACCCACTCACCATTGATGTTGTCAACAGTGGGAATCCACTCGCCGCCTACCTTAACTCGACTAAACTCATCCCTAATCGTCTGCACACGCGGAATATCCACGCGCATGGCGTGGTCCGAGACGTGAAATGGTTCGCTAAAGGAATTGAGACGCCATTCAACCAACAGGAACAAATCTCCGTTGGGGAGTTCTCCAACTTCAGCAATTGTAGGGACAGCCACGGCCCCTCCTTAGGAGGGTTAGGCAGCTACAGCGAAGGAGATAGTGAGTCCACCGGACAGGATGGAGAACGAGTCACCGGCAGCCTCAACTTGGTTAGCCGTGAGCGTTCCGGAAGCACCAAACGTGCCAGCCGTGGAAGCGGTCCACATGGAGAAGTGAGAATACGTCTCCTGCGAGTCAACTTCGCCATCGGTCCAGTCGATATCACCGTTCGTTGCCTTAGAGCCTGCGGAAGCAGCAGCCCAAGCAGACGACGTGTCCTTGCGGGTAGCGTTACCAGCAATAGAAGTCGTACCGGCAGATCCAGGATCAGCAGTGTGTAGCTGGATCCACGGATAATCCGTAGCAGCGAAAGTGTCTAGAAGAGAGTTTGCCTCGGTGGCAGAGAGTCCTACAGCCATGATATGTCCTTTGATCGTCCCATGGGCGCATAGCCCTTGCGTCTACATTCTAGTATAGTCGCTAACGTTCCGGCGCTAGGCGCACGTTAGCGAGTGACTTCCTTGTCAAGGACAAACTTGCCCTCAAGAATCTTCAGAGCATCTCCCGTCGCTCCAACCTGTATGAATAGATCGTACACTCCAGAGCTGGACAAACTGGCTGTGTCAGCAGCACTAACAGATAGTTCAATCAATCTGAGCTTGGATCAATCGTGATTTCACCAGATGCAGTTGACCACTGCACAAACGTACTCAGTGCGCCGGAATAGTACCGCTTCACGCCCAGATGGGCTGAGAGACCCCACAAGCCTTGTATGCCACCGTTAGGCACCTTTATGGCCCACGAGACCTCTAAATCAGTGCCCTGCTTACAGGCGATGTCATAGCGTCCAGCGAGCACATTACAATCCGGCCGCTAGGAGACGACTGTTCAAGTTCTGAAGCGCAGCAATTGCAGGAAGAATGGCCTCGGTCGGGTAGATCACATGAACCCCACCCTCAAGCCGTTCGTCGTCATCGTTAAGCCCAGACATCCACTCTGGAGCATCCTGGGCGATAACGTTGCAAGACTGTCGCGAGCGACCATCTAACCAGTCGTGATCTACTAGTTCCATGCCGAATACGTCTCCGGCGATAGCATCTACATCCGTGGGAGCAATGTTGTCCTTGAGCCTTCTGTCAGAACCGAGAGTAGCGTAGGCGTCCTGAATTTCGAAACGGGTGTTACCCCCGTGGAACCTCCAGTAACTTCTCAGAGAAGCCAATCCGTTGTCATTCTCAATCTTACAGTTAACAAAGGTCTCGTAATCGGTTATAGCAGCTAAGGATCCGTTCATTCTTGCATACATATCAAGCCCGCCAGTACTCGAACCCTCAATCCAAGCAGCGCTAATGACAGCGTTAGGGACGTTCATGTTAGAAATGTTATCTGTGTAACGGTTACCAGCATTGATGTAAATTTCGTCCGCTAGCTCTGCTGTGCCCACAGAGCCATTGATAATCTCATTGCTACCAACAGCGTTCGTTTGTATCTTTCCAGAAGAAACTGAATTGGACGCTAAGTGAACGTTATCAATGGACCCATCAGCATAGTGCTCAGAGTTGATCTGATTATCACCAATGTGAGCATTCAGAATGGAACCGTTAGCGTAGTGTTCGGATCCGATAGCGTCGTCAGCGATGTGGGGGTTACCAATCGAGCCGTCTACGTAATGGTTCGACGTAACTCCATTACTGGCGATCTTGGTGGCATCGATGATGCCGTTCGCCAAGTGAACGCGATCAATAGACAGATCCGTGTAATGCTCAGAGTTGATGGCATCGTTGGCAATCTTTGAACCATCAACCGCGTCGTTCGCAAGCTTACCGTTTGTAATAGCAAGATCAGCCACGTTGGCAGTCTGAACGGCATCATTGCCAAGACCGGCAGATTCGATAGCGCCGGGAGCGAGCATGTCGGCGGTGATAGTGTCATCTGCAATCGAATGCTTGTGATCCGCTCTCGAAAACGTTAATTCAGACCCGTTGGCCAAAGTACCATCGACCTCAATTGCGGAACCAAACGCCGGAAGACCGTGGGAGTGATCGGAGCGGGAGAGCGTCGTGGCGGAGCCGTTATCGGCAGCGTCACCAACGGCCACTGTGACAGCGTTACCGAACTCGGTGAGGCTGATCCACGCCGATCCATCACAGTACGACAGTACGCCAGGGGTGGTATTAGTGTCTAGGAACAAGAAACCCTTGTACGCAGCGCTGGCCGCAGGGCGCGTTGCGTCCTGAAGATGACCAACAACCAGCAACTCAATGTTCTGGTGACTCGTCTGAAGCTGTGAACGATTAAACGCATCACTGCCCAGCGGCCATAGTGTCAGACTTAATCTTGTAGATGAACCAACAGCCATGTGAACTCCGTCCCTTACACGCTATAGCTCTAGTTTACACGATACCCATCTCGTCCGAGAGTGCGAGGCACTCTGCGTCCGAGAGATATCGATCGTATACGCCAAAGAAAGCGTAGGCTCCATCAAGATCATCGGACGCCGCCCCAAGTTTGATTTCGTTTGAATCCGCCAGCAACGGAACACTCAAGGTTAATTCTGAAATCGCAGAACTTACTCCGTTCAGGTTTATAGAAAATCCGATAGCCGGGTCATGTCTAACAATGATAAGGTTCCACTTGCCTATCCGATCACCAACACCCAGGAGAGCTAGCGCTGTATCGGTGTTAGTTCCATCAGTGCCTCCAGCAAGAAGAGCACCAAAGAAGTGATTCGCTGAGATGCCGTTACCTGCGGAATCCATATGATCAAACAAAAGAGGATTGCTGGAAGCCGCTGGGTTACGATAGACCATGGCGTAGCTGATTCTACTGTTGATCGATATGGGAGAGACATTGCGAATGACGATCTGACCGTCTTGAGAATGGACAAAATCCCTATCAACCAACTGGCTAGGGAGGTATTCATTCGACAAGTCCCACGAGCGATCCAATTCCCAGGTTACAGGCCCAAGAGTAGCGCCATCTGCGCCAGAAACGACCAAAGCGGCCGTATCCAGATTGCCGTAATCGTCCACAAGCGTGTCAGGCAAAAACATAGCCTCATCATTGCTAGAGTCAAACACACCACTAGACGACAACACAACTTCAATTTGAGTTATGCAACGATCGCCATAGTCATCAGCATCCCAAACAATGCCCGTTCCTCCCGATGCCACAACCGAAGTCACCGTCTCCGTAGTCACAGAGTCATCAGCCGTGTCAATGTAACTCATCTTCCAATCATACGTAGCATTAGCCACCAGAGCCGTAAGAGTGTCACCAGCGTTATCAGGGTTACCCCCATCGAACTGATCAGGGGACTTACCGAAATAGAAGGAGTCGCCATTACCAGACAGTAGCATGACATGGGCGTTAGCCGCATTGCCGCTCCCATTGTCATTGACAGTTATTGCTATGTTGTTTACCGAAGACTCGTTGAACGACGTATCGTAAGTTCCCCCCGGATCATCGTGGAAATTGATATCCAATTGAGCGCCCGTGTAGTCGTGACTACTGTCAGCGCCAGCCGCCCAACCTCCGTTCCCCATCGTGCCCGTGAACAGCATGAATCGGTGAACAATGCAGGCGGGAGACATCAGATAAGCGTTTGTTCCAGGGTCATCGTCTTCCAGAACCTTAACATACGATGAGGCCCCAGTAGTGTTCATCGTGTCGTTAGCTGAAGTCAGCGCCAAATCTGTACCGATCTGATTATCAGCCCAGTCATCATACAAGTCTGTTTGGGCATAGAAACGGATAGCTTCGTCAGTCTTCTCGACGCGAATCCACACGATAGAGCTACCGGAGTTAGCAGCGAACTCGTACGAAGCAGAAGACGTTACCGTGTCCAGCGCCCCCACGCCGTCAAACACAAACTTCAACGTTTCCGTCTTAGTCAGATGTAGAGACCAGTTGTTGCCAGAAGCGATTATGCGAGCATCCGTTCCGGACTCATTACCAACACCCGCTCCTGAAGCGTCCGTGGGTACCACGATGTGAGAGAGTCCCACAATAATGTCAAAGTCGGCCACAGGGTCCAGCGCTGCATTCGTAGCGGTTTCTGCCGATACTCGATATCCGCTAAACAGCGCATATCCGTTAGCAAAGGGAGCCTCAGCTATAACACCGCCATACCCTCCGTCATCATTGTTAGGAACAGCGATCAACATAGACGCTGCATCAGCTCCACCTTCATCGTTAGTAAACCCCTGTAATGGCCACTCAGCAGCGCCCCCATCAATACCGGCACCCCGCCGAAGGTTAGCGCTACCAAAGAAGCTGGACGACGCTGAATCAGCAACAGGAAGTAAGCTGCTGTTTACAACACTAGACACGCCAGCGGGTAATCCTGAAATCAAGATGTTCTGAACTAGCGTACCGCCAGGATCAGGATCAACTGATTCGTCAATCTCCAACTCGACCAGCCACGGGCTATCACGGTGACGCTTACGCAAGTTTACATGCTCAGCGTCCGGATTAGCAACGTTGAGCAGAGTACGAACAAACGACTTAATCGTATCAGGGCGACCGGCGTGGATGCCGGAAAACCCTGTGCGGATCTGGTCGCGATAAGTTTGAATAGGATCCGTGAAGCCAACACCATATGCTTCCAGAGAGATCCAGTCCGTATCATTACCAGAACCTCCAGCAACGATGTCTTCCTCAAACTCAGTCCACGTGTCAATTCCTGCCGCTTCAAACGCCGACCACGGTGTGAAGTTAGAAGAACCAGTACTGAGGTTCACGCCGACTAGCGCCGCTAGCCATGAAATGGCACCAGCAGCGATCGTGTCTGGATCGGTCAGCGCCGACTTCACTGCGACACCATCAATCGAGTCAGTTGCTCGCGTGTACGCAAACGAAGCCGCTAGGTCAGAAATGTCACCATGGCGTTGCGTGAGAGCCGCCGTGAAACGCTGAAGCGGGAGACTCATACTCTCCACCTCAGCATCATCCTGGCGCATGAATTCCGGTAAAATACCGTATGTCGTATCGGCATACCCTGAAACAAACGTGGACAGGTCAGTGACCGTCGGGTCGTAGATGGCCCATCGATCAGTGGCATCTGTTCCGGAATCCAGGGCACTAGAAGAGCATTCCAGCAGCGCCTTACCGGTGATAGCTCCAACAGGGCAGGCATCAAACGTGTATACCATGTACCACGACGATCCTGATACGGAAGTGTCGGCAGCGTTAGTGAGATCCGCTTCAGTGGTCGGGCCACTCACAGACGCCACCGGCACGCCGCCAACGCCGTACCAAAGAATAGACGTGACTATGAATCCATCGCGCAGCGCCGAATATAGTGAAGTAGAGGCATGAACGGCTAGACCGTACGTGTTGCCCGGTGTAGTGTCAAACTCTTCGGATAGTGCAGAAGTGACGCCCACCCCGTCCGACGAAATCACCATGATGTTACCGAGCACACCAGCGTTAGCACCGGCAAAGGATCTACTGTATGGTCCCCGCTCTAGCAGGCGCTTAGCCGTGCCGTTAGTCAGTGTCCATTCAGAAACTCCAGTGTCAAACGTGTTTGAGTTACCCTCTATTAAGTTAGCGAACGTCATTAGGAAGCCGTTCCCGCCAAGACGTGAGTTCCGCCAACAACCAAAGTTCCAAGGTTATGAAGCTGAATGTCTCCCGAATCTGTGAAGTTGCTCGTTCCAATTTCAGCAGCGGCATCCAAAGTGACAGTCTCCACGAAATCAACGCCCGCAACCCTATCAATGATAGAAATGATCTCGTTGACGCGAACAAACTGCTTAGTCCAATCCCACGTGTTAGGATCCAGGTAAGCATCTAGTGCCGCATCCACACTGGCAACGGTATCACTCACATCGTAACCCGACAACACATTGAAATCGGAAGTAACGTCCACAGAGACAAGCTCCGCCGACATCACATCAGCAATAAGCCCAGCAGGAGCGCGCTCCTCAATGGAGGCATCGATTGAAGACATGGCCGAAGGGGCCACCGTTATGTCACTTGTGTCAGACTGCAAAGCATTCTGTCCTGCAACCGCCACAAGCACGTAGCCCAAATGCTCACCGTAGCCAGTAGATGTCGTATCGCGATCTCGGTATCGTCGCTTGTTGAACACAGCGCAACGATAAGCTGCGGCATAGTTAGCAAGAACGTACGCTTGGATCTGGGAAGCCGTAACAATGGCCGAAGAGTAAGACGCCAACAGGTTCGTAGCTCTTGTAAAGTAATCAGCATCCGTCTCTGCTACGGATCCTCCAGTGGGAGAGGACGAGAAGACCGACGTGGACACATACGGGATGTTCGCTAGCACTTGAAGCGCTGCCCCATTGGTAGCGATGTTGTATCCTGTTCCGATTTGCTGAGCCGTGACAGCCACGGTACCGGTTGTGGTACCATTAGCGACCACCAAGTCAGTATCCGTGTAGTAAACGTAAGCTATGCCACTTGCGGCAAAATAGGACAGCGGAGTTTCAGCAGCCAGCGTGTAACCGACGTTATCAACCATAGTCACGAGTACGTTAGCTGTCGCCTTAGCTCCATCGCCTCGCGTGATAGCGAATAGCTGCAACAGCACCTCAGCGGTGGCGTCAGGGATTCGATTGATATACGCTGCCAGATCTGCGGCAGACAAAGCAATTGCCTCAGCCAGAACTACCTCAATGTTTCCAGCCTCAGGCTGCCACGAAGGCAATAGCCCGCGGGCCGTCGTAAGTATGTCGTTCAGGATAACGTTGGCGTCTGTGTCAAACAGCGTCAAATCAACGTAGCCAGAGAAATCAATTGAAGCAGCCATTTTTACGTGTCCTTACGTGAAAGAAACATTGATCTCGGACACGGCCCCACCTGTATCCACGATTTCGATGTCTTTGAGAACGATACTAGTATCATAGAACGATTGAAACTTCTCGGCAAACGCTTCAGCATCAAAGTCATCAAAAGCGGGATCTTGGATGCCAAAATCTGGCATAACAGAGCGCTCGTTCTTGCGCGTCCGCACAAACCCCATAATCTGGTGGCCCTTATAGAGGTCAGTGCCTTGCTCTACCTTGCCGAAAGAGCCATCAGCAGAAGGAGCGAATGGGTAAGCTAAAACAAGTTGTGCCATGGTATCTCCGTCAATAACCGTCTACTCCCTGTATTCTAGTCTATCGTCCGAACTAAAGGCCAGAGACTCAGCACATGTGTATCCGATCAACTTTTTTGAACTACCGTCATCCATCCCTGGAATACGCATGTGAACGCAGGCAGAAAATCTGATCCGTTCTGCAACTCAAGATCAACACCTGAGTCTTGATACACTTCAATCATCACATACAGTGGAGTATTAGTCTCTAACGTATCTCTACCGTATCCTGGCTGAAAATAATCATTAACGGTTTGAACCCCGCCAATGCCCGTATTACCGCTGATAACATTACCCCAAAACGCAGGGTAGAGAACATCGTTCGTGCCCGCTTCAGACAGATCAACCCAATTAGTGAAACGAGAACACCTAACACCGTCAGCGTTACCAGTCCATCCTACAGTAGTTTCAGTGTTAGCAAGATACCAACGATTCCTCAAAGCAGTATTTATGTCATCCGGATCGACCAGCCACGGAGAAGCCTGACGAACGTTCCATCGCGTTCCTGCTGTCAGTGATATGTTGCCCAGCGAAACACCCGTGATTTCATCATTGCCTCCAGCACCAGTACCGACAGAAGTTCCCGTGTACCTCACTACCTGACAAGTATCGTCTGTGGTGTCCTCAATTACCAGATACGCTTTTCTATCGTCCCGTAACGCAAGAGTAGCCAATCCGCCAGACTGCACCTCAATCGTATGCGAACCGCCGATCGTTAACGCTACAGCATTAGCCACATCTTCACTATTGACACCCTCAACAGGTCTCCCCACCGTCGTGTCTTCAAACTCGGTGAGATGAAGAGGAACCCACACCCCCGAAGGCACTACCTGCTCTCTAGTAACCCCACCCACAGTATTTCCTATCAGCCACTGAAACGGAGCACTGATGTTATCCGGAACGCATAACGGACGACCCGAATGACCCTCAATGAAGAAACACCACACCTCGTCACCCACCGAAGGAGTCGCTCCAGTGAACGATGCATTATCAATAGATGAATTAGGCAACAGCCTAGGCACGTGCACTGCCACTTTACCATTATCAAGAATATCCGTTATGATCCCTCTATAAGGACCGACAGTCATGCGTTCGGTGGTTGAATACCCACCCGTTTCTAGATCTTCCAATAGCCATTAGGTCATCGCCTCTATAGCAGCCCACGTAACAGGGCCGACTTGCCCTGTCTGAGTAATGCCATTCTCTTCTTGAAACTCCATCACCTTGCTCTCTGTGTAAGGGCCGAACTCGGCAGTTTCCTGCACGCCCAACGCCTTCTGAATGCGTGCCACACAGAACCCGCGATCACCTATACCAAACGTATCTCTTGTACAATACGCCTCCAACGGCTCATCAGTACTTCGGGCGCTCACCCGCACCAAACTAGAATCTCTACCGTTGAACTCTACGTTCTCAACCATCAACGGAAGTGCATCAAACTTGGGACCCAGCCCCAGTACCTGCACAGCTACGCCAGGGAACAAAGAAGTAGAGGCGGCATTCTTCATCAGTTGAAGATCCACGCGCCCGCCAAACTCATCCTCCACGGACGCCTGCCCTGTAGCACTAGATACCTGATACTCGTCAGTACTGGGAGACGGAGCATTAACCACGATTCTGGGCTGTGAAGAAATGATATCGGTATCCGACGCAAAGAACAATTGATCGTTAGCTTCAAACACACTGAAACCTTCAGCCTTAGCAAGCGCAGTCAATACGTCCCACGTGGACTCGTCGATATTGTCTTCCTGCCGCCGCACAATGGGGTCCCCAACGGCGGAAGCTTCGCCATAGAAGCGCATGCCAAACTCGGCTGCTTTTTGTGCCGCAAACTGCGTGGGAGATATAGATCCGAAGCTAGCAGCGCCTTTGTCTTCCATCAGCTTCAACGCCTTAACGGGCCTGCCCGTGACGCGCACTACCTGAATGCCCTTGAAATCAACAGTAACGGCAGTTGTCTTGAAAAACAATCCGTTGTACATGAACACCCTATCAAGGATAAACACGTCCTTCTTAATCAATGCGAATCCCGGATCAAACACCTCAAATTCGCACGTCGAGATATCATTAGCTGAGAGCCGCATGGACAGTGAAGTAATTGACTCGCGAACAGAAATGTTCTTCTCACCGATCTCTCCCACATACAGCGAAGCCTTGCCGTAAGCCACAACATCTACGAACGCGTTGGATGCAGCATCCCACCTGACCAGACTTCCGTCTGCCTGACGCAAAGGATTGCCGGTCTCTGAAGCCCATTTGATAAAATCGAGTACACCCATACTAGAATCCTATATCAGATGCCCTGATCGGCCCAGAAACGATACTGCTCTTCTTCCGTAGAGTCAATAACGTTCTTAAGTACCTTAGCAAGATCGCACTGGACGCTCACATCATCCAAGAAGCATCCGACGTGATTGCCGGTAGTGGAATCAGGAGTAGGAGTAGGAGCTGACTCACCAGATGATGGCGCAGATGGAACTGGTGGAGGCGTCTTCGTAACAGCCGTAAGCGCCGTCACTACCTGATTCACTTCAACCCGCTCAGTCAACTGCATGCTAGCGTTAGCGCGAACAATGTTACCGTCCACGTTGCGCCAAGCAGATGCATACGAGAGCTGCGTTATGCGGACACTGTAATCAAGGGCAACCAGACCATACCTGAATGTACAGTCCACGTCTTCACTAGCCATCGTTTCCAAGTCATCCAACATCTTCTGAACCGACACCTTGCCGCCAGTGTCCTTGTCAGCAATAAGAGCAGAGAAGGCCACGGTGCGTAGGCTGCTGGACTCCCCAACCAGAATAGGCTTATCGTTCGGGCGAGACACTTCCTGGTAATTTATGCCCAGGTTCTGGAAATCCACCTTCGATGGTCCGAAGGGGAAACTCACTGATAGCTCGGATCCGCCGTTCTGCGCCAACACAACTCGTCGGGGCGCGGTGGTACGATTTACCACTTTCTGTCTTGTTGTTGGCACTGGCCATGATATTGATGCTGTAGGCATCTATTTACCTTTGCTGGTAGTTATAGGTTCATTCGGAAGCTACTTTTCGGTAGCTATAGATTCATTTGCTAGGAGATAGGACTTCATCTATGTATTTTTGGCTAGGAGTCCATCCATACATGTTTTCGAATTGCTCTCCAGGACTAAGTGTTTCCGTAGCTCTGATCTGAGATCCATTATCTCTGAAAGCGCCGCTGACAACATCTGTCGTAACCTTGACACCAGCAGCACGAACAGCCTCAACAACCGCAGTCAGTGTTGTCGGATCAATCAAACCACTGAAGTACATAGGAACCGTGGTGCTAGCAAGAGGGCTATTGATCTCGTTCACGACGCCACCAATAGCGTTGGCCGTTGCCCTGCCACCCATAGCCTGAATTCCGCCCGCTGCCCCAGGACCGAACATGGCAGACATCTCGCCCGGATTCATGCCCAGATTCACTTGATCAGGGTTCTTCATTATGTCTTCTAGCATGCTTAGCTTGGTAATAAGCTCAAGGCCCTCCATCTGACCAATGAACACATCAAAGATGTCAGCCAAAGGCTGGAACTTCTCTCTGATAACCTCAGCTTCGCTGGTAGTCTGATCCGAAATGAACCTGTCCATGCCCTTAACATTGCCAAACGCATCCTGGCCCAACGTGGCCATCAAGTTCTGGAAGATCAACGACTCATCCAAATTGCCACCCAGATCGCTTCTACCAAATGTAGTAGCAGCGCTCAACATGTCATGCAAAAACTCTTCACCGAAGTTACCAATATCGCCATCAGCGATAATCTGGTTCAACATGTTGTTGAGCGTATCCTTGGCTCCTAGAGCGTTCTGGTTGCGCACGTGGTTAGAGTTAGAGATGGCGTCATGTCCGAACCCGGCACCGCGCATATCCGGGATGATTGTATCCAAAATAGCCATAGCATCGCCAAAGCTGACAAGGCTGCTGACTAGGCCCCTGTCCAAGTTGTTGGCAATGTTAATGACTTCTTCGTTAGTCAATCCCAGAGAAGCGGTGAGCCATTCTAGGTTGGAGTTCAGGTTACCGGAAAGGACATCTTCCGTAGCCTGAAGCTCGTCTCGGCCAGCTTCTAAAGACTTCTTGAACTGAGTTATGTCAACGTCGGCACCCTGAGCGGCCTCAGCCAAAGCTTGCTCACTGGCCAGCAGCGCATCCAAGTCGGCCGTAAGATCCGGCACTACGGTAAGCGCGCGGTCAATACCATCCGTAATCATATCACCAATGACTTCTTCAGCGAAACGACGAGCGTTATCCTGACGCTGGTTCTTACGCCACATACCGATACCCATCGTGATGACGCCACCAAGCGCAGCACCCGCTAAGATTCCCAACGGGCCAGCTCCGGATCCAATCAACATCGTGGCTGCCAGGATCCCGCCACCCGCAGCGCCTTGAGCAGTGTTCATAATGCCGGTGTTACCCGTGTTGTACGAGTCCATGACGCCGCCACCTAGCATAGCGCCACCAAGTATTCCGCCAGCCGCCATCCGATGCCTACCAATGAACGACCCGGCACTACTAGCGCCACTACCAAATCGCTGCGCTCCGGCACGCATACCGCGTCCCTTTCCGAGCTTACTAAGCAACATTCCGCCACCAACGGCACCTGCAACTCCGTAAGAGCCTACGGAGCTGCCAGAAGCGAGGCTAAGCGCCCCAATTAGAGGACCAGCCATCTGTAGAAACGCTTGCAAGACATCGATAATTGGAGGCAACACATCCAACATGATCTGATGAATGTCATTAGAGATAGCAAACAAGGGAGGGAGGAGATCGGTGCGGACCTGATCGAATATACCAGTCAATCCTTCAACCATATTCGTAAGAGCTTCACCTGTGCCGCCAGTCACGAGAGCGCTCAGCAGGTTACCAATAGACTCACCGAACGCAGTAAACGTATCCGCATTAGTAACAAGCAGCTCATTCAAACTACCAAGTAGTCCATTGCCGAACAGGCCACCACCGGCAGCGCCAAGCATCTTCATAAGGACTTCAGCGCCCTTCTCCAGAGGACCCATCTTATCGGCCATCTCTCCAAAGAAATCACGAACGTTCTGCCAGTATCCAGCGAACTTCTCGCCCATGTTGGTGAGCTTAGGAAGGTTATCCTTCATAACGGTTTCAAAGAAGTTAGCAATCTTCTCGGTAGCCGAAACTAGAGAAGGCGCAAACGAATCGATACCGAACTTGGAAATCAACCCTCCAGTGTTATCCACGAACTGCCGAATAATGACGCCCATGCTCATAAATGAACGACGGAACGGCTCAATCATGTTGGCACCAAGATCAGCGAACACATTAAACAGTCCAGCGAACTGAGTCTTCATCGTACCAATGAGTGTGGATCCTAGGGAATCAGAGAACCCCTGGAAAGCTTCTGGCGTCAACTGCCCACCGACAAGCTGTTCAATGATCTGATCGCGGTTTAGACCACTAGTCTTATCAGCAATACCAACGCCCTGGGGGCCAATACCAAGTAGCGCTTCCTCAAATCCGGATGCGTCTCCAGATAGCCCTGTGATGAGTGACGAAATTCCCTTCGTGTCACCAGCGCTGATGTTGAACAACTGCGTCAAGGCTGCACGGGACTGATTAGCGTTCAAGCCAATCTTTCCCAACTGCCCAGATAGCGCAGACGCTTCACCGTTACCTAACAAACCCTGGACTTGTGGATTGATACCGCGCATGAACGTGGCTGCTTGAGCGTTACCTCCCACGAAGGGAGCTAGTTGCGCCTCGCCAAACTGACGGACGGCTGCCGCCGCTACAGCAACAGCAGACGCGACAGCAGTAGCGGTGCCCGCAACGCCCTTTAGAGCAATCTGATAGGCACTAGCGGCCACACGGCCGGTAGCCATGGCCAGCTTAGCCCCTAGGAGCGCCGTAGAGAGCACGCCGACCTCTAGAGCCATTCCGATGAAGGAGAACTTGCCAAGCGTCTTGAAGAAGCCCAGGAACGTCTTACCGAGAGATGAAGTAGTGCGATTCAGCCTACCCATTGAGTGCTCAACACGGCCCGTGGACTTCTCAACTGAGCGGGATTCCTTGTCTAGCCGCTTATAGCGGTCCTCAAGTCCCTTAATACGCGCTTCAATGGCCTTTAGATCGCCGCTAATGTCGGCGTCAATATCGACCTTAATAACAACGCGTTCCTCAACGGCCATTAGAACCCCTTACCATGTAGAAATTAGTAGCCCTCGTCGTGTACCTGAAGATTGGGATTAGCAGCGCCTTTACGATCCCGCGCTTCAGCACGCTCTTCACTTACTACTTTAGCACACGCTATCCTTATCAACCACTCCTCTTGGGTGCAGTCGAGCAGCGCAATGGGATCAGTGCCCCACAATTCTCCTAGACGCGCTGCGGCTATAATTCGGCCATCACTGGCCAAATCCTCTAGGAGCTGTGCGTAGGGTCCTCGACTTCAATGTCCTCCCCGTAGCCAGCCTTATCCAAAATGGCCAAAGCGGTACCTTCCAGGTGAGCATCTACGCCGAAGAATTCCTTAATGCCGAACGGCACAATTTCACTCATGTCAACGTCCATCATGTCAGCAAACGCTTGAGAGTTGAATATAACTGGCTGATCGCCTTCGTCCACTACAGGTTCACCGTTAAGGGATAGACCCTCGCACGTGGCAACGATAACCGTGCCGGAGAACTTGATGTTGTCCAACTCACCGGTCTTGTTGTTAGTCGCCTTCGTGCGCCACCTCTTCAAGTCCTTGCTCTCAATGTTCGGAGAGTACTGCACCGAAATGCCCTCTCTCTGAATCACGGCAATCGAAATAGAATCAATCGCAACTTCTTCCTGAACAATTGCTGTGAGTTGCTCAAGGATAGAAAGCTTGGGTTCATGCGAAACTACGGACCCATCGGGGTCCGTAGAATCATCATCGGTCAAGTTAAACTCGCTGTTTTCAGTCATGTGACGTATCCTAGTTAAGGACACACCTCATACGCAAGAACTGCGAGAATAATATGTTAGATGGCAGCGATGCTGCCGATACTGAACGTCATGCTGAACGAAGCAGGAGCGCCAGAAGAAGAATCACCTTCCGGCTCAGAGAGACCTACCAGAAGCGCCTTAGCGTATACACGATCAGTGCCGGAAGTCTCAAGATCGCAGTTCAGTACGAAGATGCTCACGTTGTAGTAAGCACGACCCACTAGCTGACGGACCTTACGGATTGACGCACCATCGCGATCCTTGTCGTAATGACGGGTAATCGTAATGTCGCCAACCTCGGATGGAGCACATAGAACCTCGGGGAACTTTGCGCCACCGTCGTAAACCTTCTCTACGGCCGCGGTGATCTCGCCGCCTGATACCTGCGCCCACTTGTCTGCGAAGCGAGGACCTCGCTTCTGACCTGTTATCTTCGTAGGGGCAATCTGGGCAACAATTTGCCTTGCTGATGCCTTAGCCATTGTCAGTCACTCCTTCTCAGACAACCGAAGCTGTCAAATTGCTCTTGGTGATGGTAAGCTGGATCTGGTCGCCAATACTAGAGAAGCGAACTCCTACTTCAGCGTTAACTCGTCCCTGAGCTAGCTGGGCCACCGGATTGATCTCATCGTTCACAACTACAGAGTAGCCGGGATCGAGTCGCTCACCGTTATTATCAAATGCTTCGTACAGACCGCCCTGGATACGAATCGGATCCAAGATAGCTACGAGCGCAGCTTCAATGCTGCTGAATAATCCACCACGAGAATCGACCGTGGAGAACACGAAGTCCTCAAGTCGCTCTTCGGCCTCCACAACCACGTAGTTGATGGAGTCCTGGAAAGTGATGTATCGCCAGTTGTTCTCGTCGTTAGAGACCGAACGGGCACCGTACACACGAACCTCGCCGCCAATGGAGCGGAGAGCGTTAACGCGTGCTTCGTCCAGTAGGTCGCCTGCCGTACGATCAACCGCTGTGACAAGGCTCTGAACGTATCCGGTAGAGGCAGACACAATTCCTGCGCCCGCTCTCCATGGGCCTCCAGCAGCCTGAATGGCCTTAGTACGGCCAGCAGCAGCAAAGGTCTCAGGTGAGATATTAATCGTCAGGCCAGACTCAGCCGGATCGGTGATCTTCACGAATGGGTAGTAGAACGCCATAGACTTGGCGTCAGCGTCAGCGTAGTAAGCAGAAGCAGCAGACTTAGCCGTAGCAGCGCTATCGCCTTCAGCGAAGGCACACAGCGCAATGCGACTGTATGCAGATGCATGGTCTCGCAAGCCTTCCCAGATGTCACTACCAGTGACGCCAGGAGCAGCAACTGCACCAGAGCCGTAGTCGTAGTCGAATAGAGCGTCAAGTCCAGTAACGAACTCGGAGTCATCACCAGCGAGGGTTCCGTCAGAACCAGTAGACAGCGCCGTACGCGCTAGCGTGTCTGGGTCGAGAACAGAACCACCAAGGTTGCTTGCCACGATAAGGTGGGAAACAGACGAAGTGTTGATAACCGTAACAGCGTCAGCAACACTTACAAGATCTCGGGTCGCTAGCTGAATCACGTCGTTCAAGTAAATCGAAAGCTTGAACCCTGCAACATCAGCCGTCACAACCTGAATCTCAACGTTAGCAGACCAATCACCGGGGTTAGCGGCGGTGATTCGCATCGTAGCCGTAGCTCCCGAATCATCTAGGTCAAGGACACCGGCCGAAGAACCGGCACCGACCACGCGGCCGATGTAGCAGCGAGATCCACCTTCTTCGTAATAAGCCTTGACAGGAGCATACAAGTTACCTGCCTCGTAGTTACCGTAGTACTCTACGAACTCACTAAAGGAACGGGTAAGCGTGGCCTCATCAATAGGGCCTCGCTCCGCCTCTCCTACTACAAACAACTGACCAGCCTGAATGTCGCCTTCGCCACTAGGGCCAGATCGAACGGCTGTGGTTACTACAACACCGGGCATGGTTGCCTCCGTTTACTAAATGCCTACGAGATCGGGGCAAAGCCCCTTCATCACTATAGTCTACCTGATCGTGCAGTTAAGCGAGAGTAACTACATTCGATGAAGCAGATGAAGCGCCAGTTCCTTCAGACGTAAATCCAGCCACACGGAAGACATACGTCTCTCCAACAACCAATCCAGTGACCGTAGCTTCGCCCTCGCGAGAACCAGTATCAGCCACCACAGTCGTCCAAGTTGTGCCACTATCAGACGACGATTCGACCTTATAGCCGCTAAGGTAGACCTTTCCGCCCTCCCACGTAGATTCCTGCCACGTGATATCCACGGACCCAGAACCAGTGTCTGCGACGCGAACTCGGGTAGGAGCGTTAGGGACAGGATCAATCAAATCTACTGTCAAAGTAACTCCCTGAATTCCAATAATTCCTAGAACATCTCTCTCTAAAGTCTCGTTAGATCGCACATCGTACGCCAAAAACGCCCCAGCCATGAGTCTATCGCCCTTGACAGAAGTAATATCCGAGAACTCCTCACGCATAGAATCTCCGTCAACGAAATATGCACAATCGCCCGAATCGAGAGATGGATGATCCAACAAGACATCGCGCACCACCGTCGTTAAATCATCTCGCATGTCAGTCACAGCGTTAGATCCCGCAGCCTTAGCCCACACGTAGGTTCGCATCTCATACATCACATCGTACACCGGATCTCCCAAAGACGAATCAGTGTCTCTCTCAATCGAACGAGTGTTCAAACAAACCGTGATAATGGTAGGCCACTTGTCGATAGCAAACGGCTCAGTAGCCATGTACTTGGCAGGATCAGGCAATTCATCCTTGCTCTTATTCCATTCATTACGGTAAGCAACCGATCGTGCCGGAACGCGATCAGCCAAGAACTCAGTAACGGCATGGCGTGCTTGTCTTGGACCCTTCATCATGTCGGGAACAGTCCTCTCTTCAAGTGGTGATACGTAGAACCAATGTCTCCACCGTATACTATGTGCTCGGCTACAGCCTGAGCGGTTAGGTAGGAAAATGTACGTGGAGTGAACACAACGGGCCGCTTGGCCATCTTGGTTGTGCCGTACTGGTGGAATCCCGCTATAGGGAGACTAGACCCGAACGTGGCACCGGTTCGGCCGACCTCGCGGACAGCTCCACGAGAATTCCAATCAGTTAGACTGCTTTGCAAATCTCCCGATCGTATAAGGATCCCATCTGATCCGTAATTAGCCAACTTCCATGCAGCGTATCCTGCGTCAAGCGGCTTCCACCTCTGACCAGCGAACGCTCCCTGTGATTCAAAGTTCTTAGCGTGAGCCTTCTCTAGCTCGCGCAGCGCCCACCGAAACACGGGAGCGAAATTGGAAGCACGGAGACTCATCTGCAAGAAGCGACGACGGAGCCTGCGAGTGTCAACTTTCCTGATTGTAACGCGGACAGCCATTAGCCAAGCCCAACGCCGACGCGGTTTCTCCTGTGACGCTTCACGCTGCGCATCTCGGCATCAGTGAAACTCGTTTCCAACGGAGCAACGTTTCTGGTCTCCAAATCCTTAAGACCTATAACGTCGTCGTGCATATTCTGAAGCTCTCTTGTTGCTGCGCGAAGAATGACGAGCTTGAAACTGGGAATCAGTGTGCCGTCTACGCCAGCCACATAAGTCACATCAATAATGTCGTTAGCGCTAGCAGTGGGGATATCCAGCCCAGTCTTTCGCACATAGAAATCGTCGGCCTCCACAAGAGTAAGTGGAGTGGCAGTTGACCCCTGCGAAGTAATCGTAACCGTAGTAATACTAACAACAGGACTATGCTTCAGGAACAGAACGTAATCGTTGAGCATTACAACATCTGACTGCTGGCCAGTCGTGTTGAATCCAGAGTTTCTGAAATTTGGGCCGGTACGCGAACCGACATGAGCTGCCGGTACAACATATTGCTCCGTGAAAGACCGCTCAGTAACTGGGCGTCCAAGATAAGATTCTAACTCATCCTCAAGACCATCAATGACCATCTGCGCAGCGTCCTCTTGACGATTGCTAAAGTCAATGTCCATGTACGTGAGTACATCTTCCACCGTAACTAGGTTAGCGGCCACGGTATTCCTCCTCAGCCGCCGAAGCGACGAAGAATGTTAGCGATGCCGTTACGTGCCCTACCTACGATACCACCACGGCCTCTACCGGCTCCACGATTACCGCGGCCTCTACCGCCACGTGATGCGGCAGTTCCGGAAGCGTTTCGTGCATTTCGTCCACGATTAGCGTTACCGCGACCGCCACGACGCCCGCCACGCCCACGACCGGCGTTACGGCCAGCAGACCTCTCTGTAATACGACGAGAACGCTCACTAGCGCTAATTTCCTCGTCCGACAAACTTGTTGGGACTGGCATGTCCAAACCTCCTGAATTGACCCTACACTATAGGATACCGTGAATCAGGGGGAGGTGGGCTGTACTACCAGCTCGTTGAACGCCTCTTCGGCCTCAATGCGCAGATCTTCCATGTTTCCAGCGTTCACCAGCAGTCGATCCGGAACAAGGTCTAACCATGCCGTCTCAGATGCGTGCCCGTCCTTATTGACACCAAGGCTAGGTCGATCGATCCGAATAATGGTGCTGTCAGGCAAGCTACGTAAGGCTTCGTACTCATTCGGGAATCGTAGATCCGTTACTAGTACTAAGTCAACCTCGGTGGTAGCGACTCGTGCTCGGAGGAAATCAACCCACGTGGAGTCGCCTAGAATTCCACGAATGACTTCCGTGCCGAAGTATTGCAGAAGGCGACGAACTTCATCATTCTCTTTGGCATTGTCATACCCAACGGTGTCGATCAAGTCAGCATATCTAACACCAGTCACGCCGGGTTGACCATTCTCGTCACCAAACGTACGCTCCTTGCGGAAGTCTACGTAAGGATTTAGCAAATACACCATGGCACGCAGTGGATCAGCGAACGCCATGCGCTCGGTGGTCATCCCGGCGTGCTCAGCGTACACCTCAAACAACTCTGCTGCCGTGTCTTTACCAGAACGCTTAGCGCCCATAAAGCCGATAACACGTGCCATAACTATCCTACGTTCGTTCTAGTCGCCATTGAGTTCTCACAATCTGATGTACCCGCTGTCGGGTAAGTCCGAATTTATCGCCAATCTGGGCAAGACTTAATCCGGATTCCGCCAATGCGTAAATCTTAGTGTCACGCTCTTTAAGAGTCAAATCTTCGCGAGGCCCAGGAGCCAATGGCCCCCACTTCCAGCCAGCGTAGCCCTCAAGCAACGACACACGCCAAGCGGCAAGCTTCTCCTGACGATACCGGGTCCGCTGATAGCTAACCCACGTGCCAAGACTCACCTTGCCCTCCATATGACCTATAGGCACTAAAGCATCTCCCACGCGCTGAACGTATTTATCCAGTGCACGAATATTGAGATCCCAACGAGCAGATTGATCCATACCACCATACTAGTGAACGGTCAAGTCTGTGTCAACCAATCTCCACGATGTCTGCCACGTTCCGGAGAAACGCCTGCGGCTGATCGGCGGATACCCATTTCTCATTCAACTCCACAAGATCCATACCACCAGCAGCTTCCAGAAGATCCCAAATCATAGCGAACTGCAAAGCGCACCCGCACGGAACCGCCAACTGCATCGACCAGTAATCCTCTGAGAGATAAGACTGATTCACGCCGCACACCAATCCAACAGCAGCAGGCAAGCTCACGCCGTCCTCCGCCACCAACACAAATCGTGCCCAGCCAACATCACGCAACAGCCGAGCCACCTCGCGCACGTCCCTATCCAGATTCATAAAGTGTGCCTCGGAAAGCATCATCATCCACCCTCATCGTTGTACTTATCAAGCACGCACCACACACGTTAACTTGGCGAGACGCGTCAATGAGATCTCTGTGAGTCTCGTACACGTCGTCGTCAGTGCCGCAACACTGACATCGCAAATTAGAATGCCAAACCAAACCCTTATCTTCCAGCACATGCAGCGCCTTCACAATGCCAGTCATAGTCACTTTAGTTGAATACTCTTGCATGTGATAAAGTCTAGTAAACCAGAAAGGCCCGACACGCAAGTGCCGGACCTATCCTTCGCCTTCTCGTAGACCCCCGACCATACAGGGTCAGTCAGAAAAGGGTCACCTCCTGTCAATTTGCGTTGGCCGGAATACCGGTCTCAACCCAAAGTGATGAGATTACAAACATACGCGCTTTGGCGCTTAAACGTGGAAATAGTATGAGATGTCATAAGATTCTTCCTTCGTCCGTCTGCTGAGTTCACACTTCTAGCTTACCTCACTTGCGCTATCCATTCCGCTACCTTATCCAGGTCAACACGGCGATTGTATCTGCGGCAACTGCTACCTAACTGGGCAGCTTCCTGATGCACATTCATCTTCCAGATCCAGGTCAGCCGTAGATCCTAGGATGCGTTCGCCCACGCCCTGCACCGAAGTGCTCAAGTCAATGAATTCCCTCTCAGTGATCTCGCGCATTGGAGCCTGCTCAAAACCATGATCGTCGTGGAGTAGGAAGCTAACAGACTTCATAGCGTGCCAATGTTCCTTTAAGTAAGCACGAATCTCATCAAGCTCTTCTGCCCTGTAGTAGACAGTTACAGACACGGCGTTGTCGGCCCACACCCTTTGGAGCAGGCGAACGATGTCCATTTGTGCCACAGCCGTGATGTCTTCAGCCAGCAGAGTATCCGATGGGAACTCGCAAGGGAAGTCCACGATCATTGTACGGTCGTCGTCAGTGCCGTCAAACTTCTTCAACGGGTACACGTGGTAGCCGCGCTGCTTGCAGTACGGGATGAGCATGTGGTTAGAAGCGATACGCATGCCCTTGACCCAGAATCGCGAGAACCCTGGATGGACGCCCGGTGTGCAACCGAATAGGAGACTTAGCGTCCCTGAAGGCTTAACGCAGGTAAGGCGAACTGACTCTGGCCATCCGCGGAATGCGGACCACAATGCGTCTGTTTCACGTAGATGCAGATAGGTAGCGTCGAGCCAGTCGATCTTGTCAACGGCCTGAGCAATTCCAGTGACGCCCAATCCCAATCTCATGTTGCGAGAAGTGATGTCGTCAGATTGACGGTCCAAATACGGCATAGCTGCGATTGCCTTCTGTACCTTGTACAGCAGAACAGATACGTCCTTCAGTTCTTCCTCAGAGGCCATCCTAGGCAGATTAATCTCAGCTAAGTTACAAGACTCGCGATCGGCCAACGGGATCTCAGCACAAGGATTGACGCCGACAATAGTCATATCAGGACGGCTCTCCCCGGTACGGCCAAACAACTGCGACTGGTCAAGATTGAAGAAGCCATAAGGCTCCCCCTTGCCCTCAAACCCGGCCCACAGATTCTGTGAGAACGCCTCATCAACATCCGTCGTAACCTTCGTCATCTGCGCAGCCGTCATGTACACGCTGTTGTTAGACATAGCACGTTCGTTAGGAATATTGCCCGTGTCCCAACGCTTTGCCCACATGTAGTCAGCATCATCCAAATCGCCCAAAGCTATCTCAGCCGAACGACGGACATTACCGGCCACCACAATCGACCCAATGATGTTCATAATGTCGAGAACTTCAACCGACTTAAGATGGCGGTTCTCAGCCCTATCAAGCAAAGCGCAGATCTTTGTCACTCCCTCAATGAGAATGCCCGGACCGGAAGCAGTACCGCCAAATCCGTGAATAAGGGTGCCCTTATCGCGAACAAGCTGCGTGGAGTAAGAAAGAGTATTTGGGTCGTCCTTGCCGCCCAAGTAAGCACTAATGATGCGGAAGATAAGATCTCCCCACCCTTCACGCTTGTCAGGGACAATGAAATCAGAATCACTCATGTCGCGGTGCACGACCGTAGCTTTGCGAACTACGCCAAGACGTTCCGGCTTATCACAGGAAAACCCGACACCGCCACCCAACATCAAACGCTCAATAGACCATTGGAAGTCGGACACGCGCCCAACATCAACAAACCAGCAGTTGACAAGCGAATCGCCGCCCAGTCGCTCATTGTTCACAGTGCCAAGCTGCCAAAGTGCTCTGCCGGACGGCAGACCCTTCAGATAGAACATGTAGTCGTAGAGCCGTCTAAGCTCAGACATGCTCAACTCGGCACCGACGTTCTGCGCACCGTTGACAACGCGCTGCACGGTCTCGTGCCACTCCTCAGTGCGTTCCACGATTGCTTCGCCCCACTCGTTCAGGATAGGGTCACCGTTGAACTGTGTAGCGTACACCGGGCGAGCATACGTGCGCTTAAACGTCACGTATCCTAGGCCACCAAACCCCCAGTCAGGAACCAAGTCTGCATATCTAGCTGCTTCCGCATCCGAGATAATTGCGTGTGTGCGAGTGGTTGATTCCACCAATGTCATTATGTTCTCCTTGAGAGCTTTAAGCGGTCGTGAATGAGGGGTGGGTTGCTATCTTAGAACACGTAAGACGTATTGAAAGTGTTAAGCTAACCCTAAATTTCGTGCCTTCGCCTCAGTAATCCACGAACCCCTCGCTGCCGCAACAACTCTCGTCTTCCGCTTCGGTGTTATCCACCGATCCTCGAAAACATCATCAGTTACATAGAACGTCTTTGGGCTAGTATCCTCAACGGCACCCCAGTTAACACGAGGCGTTCCGTCATGTGAATCACCTGTGCAGTTACCCGTGGGGTCTCCGCATACGATACACGCGCCTTCTGCTCTTAGAATTTCTACACGCCCTGAAAGGATGTGTTGCCTAGGACGGTCATGTCCGCGGTTCTGTGAGTAGAAGACCATGATCTATCATAGCTCGCCGCAACCTAGTGAGGCAAGAGATTGACACCAAAAATGCAACAACCGTCCCATAAAGGACGGTTGCGCTTAGATGGAGGAAGGTAGGAGAGTTGAACTCCTAGAACCTTTTACAGTTCAACTGCTTTCAAGGCAGTCTGCGTCACCAATTGCCGACCTTCCGAGTGTGCCCTTGTCTCTAATAGGGAGGAACACGTGCCCGTAGGTTCGACATTAGAACCATGACGCGGATAGTGAGGGAGTCGAACCCCCAGAGGAGCTTATCCCTCAACTGTTTTCGAAACAGTGTGCGTCGCCAATTGCCGACTATCCAATATAGCGCCCCCGGAGGGAATCGAACCCCCACGCTTCCATTTCCCGACAAAGCACGGCTTAGAAAACCGCTGGGCATACGGAGGCTTGTGTCTCTAGAGTAGCACTCTTAGAGACTCCTGTCAATTAAGCAGGTACTGAAGACGACTTAGCCTTGGACTTTGCCTTAGCCTTCTTAGGAGCTTCAGCGACCGTATGCTGGTGGAAGCACTCGACTTCCTTGTCCTGAATAGCTAGACGCTTACGATTAGAAACGTTAACGCCACCCATGTCCATAAACAGGCAGTACAGATATCCGTCCGCAATCTCGCGCACAGTGTACTTCTCGTTGGATCCGAAGGAGAACTCATCCCCGATATTCAAATCACTCATCTTGCATCGCACCATAGTAAACTCCCTCATCGAACGTTCCACTATGTAGTATAGGGCAAACTCGCACCCCTGGCAGGAATCGAACCTGCACGACCGGATTAGGAATCCAGAATCCAGTATCCACTGGCAGGGGTCTGTATTAGCGCAGCATCCTCCAGGAAGGATTAGCCGCATATGACTTTTGACTAGATCGGAACGCAACCCAACCGCCGACACGGAGCGCAGCCCACATCAACCATCTCTGGGTCGCCCTACGAGGACCGCGGCCAACCATCGCCATAACGTCCTTAAACGCATCGTCAGCCTCTTTACGGCTGTACTGGGCAGTTCCAGAGTACATGTAGTCGTGGAAGTACGCACCGACTCTCTGAGGGCCTGTGGAGCCTGTCTGCCACCAACGGAAGATCCAGGGGATCGAAGCGAAGTCCGTCATAAACCCGTTAGGCACGTTGATCCTGCGCACACCGTCACAGTAAGAAGCGGTTCCTTCTATAACCCATGTCCTCCACTCGTGATCGGAAGGAATCCGACCATCTAGAATGGCTAGCTCGGCTAGCGGAGTGAGGCTCTTTGGTGGCTTAAGTACGGATCCCATACTTATAGCCTACAGCCTGTAACTGAAGACGAAGATTAAGTGATAGATGAGATGACGTATACCCAGGATTCTGTCCAAGGACTCGTTACCAAGTATCCAATGTGTGACCATCTATCTATGCCCCCTACCCGTGCCGTTATGACCTAGCCGGTCCGACACTGCTTGAGGTTGCTACTGGTAGTGCAGGCAGCCACCCATGTCGCCATGGATGCTGAGAGTCTCTTACACTCTCTTTCTCACCCTTACCTCCCCGCATAGGCCGAAGCCCTTAAAGCCGGAGGCGGTCATTCTCTTCCCTGCATTCGTGACCTCGCGACCACCCGGCTATCGCCGGTACCATGCTATGAGTAGTCCTGAGGTTCCTCAGCGTTCCCGCCGCAGCCACCCCGACTTCTCATCTATCACTTTAGTACCCTCGGAGAGATTTGAACTCCCGACACCCGCGTCCGAAGCGCGGTGCTCTGTCCCCTGAGCTACGAAGGCTTGACTAGACCGCTACTCTACATCGATGAAGATGCACTCACCAGGGCATTCCTCAGCCGCTTCGATGACAGCCTCAATGTCACTATCAATGACACGTGCTGTGCCATCAGACATCGCCGGGTTGTTGATACCATCGAACAGCTTCTCAGTGCCGAAGTTCTTCTCAGACTCCTTCACGTAGAACAAGCCGTTGTCCATGCCGAAGAAGACAGCGGGAACAATCTCCTCGCAGAGACCGTCGCCAGTACACAAATCCTGATCAATCCAAACCTTCATCATGTCCTTTCATTTGGAGTAGCGAGCGGGATTCGAACCCGCGAATACTAGTTTTGCAGACCAGTGCCTTGGGCCACTCGGCCACCGCTACGTGTTGTTAGTATATCGATATTTCCGACCACCATTCTTATTTAGCCTACCCCAATTATCGGTCAGCGTATGACACGTGGGGCATAGCAATCTCAAGTTGTGGGGCCTATTATTGCTGTAGTCTCCGTCAATGTGATCGAGTTGTACCGTCACGGTGCCATCAGAGACTCTCTCTTCTGACCACGTGCACTTCCAACACATGGGTCCGTACTTATCGTCTACCCACGACCTAACGTGGTCAGACACTTCCCCATTAGTCTGCGATCCGGTTAACTCACCCGCTAGCCACTCACGAATGTAAGAGGCATGAAGAGCATCACTGTGGCAACTCTGACTACAGTGATCAGCATCCTTGCGCTTAACAGGTTTATCACAATGATCACATTTCGGCAGCAATGACTTTCTGCCGCTATTACTGACCGTTGCTGAGCAGGACTGCGAACAGAACTTGTTCCTACTCTCAGCCACCTCTTTACCGCAAGCTAAACACGCTGGTCGCTCTTTCCGATTGCCGCGAGTCTCGTTAGCCCGCTGTTGGTTAGCGCAACCTAACGAACAGAATCTCTTATTCCCCGTAGCGATCTCACATAGCTCACAATTTACCATGCTACCATTGTAGTGGATATCGCGACTTGAGTCTAGAGTTAACTTGGAGTTGATAAACGGATTCGAACCGATCCCACAACCTTGGCAAGGTTATATGCTGCCGCTAACACCATATCAACAGGACGGCACGTTTATAGACCCGATCCCCTACTGGGGCAATTATTTCACGTACCGAAGGTCTTATTAGAGCGCTGACGGAGAATCGAACTCCGTTATCAAGCTTGGAAGGCTTGCACATCGCCAGCAATGTTTCCAGCACCTGGCATTACTCTAGGAACGCATACCAATTCCCGCGCTCCGCTGTTCGTAGTGTATGGCAATTAGCACAGACCACATCGCACTTCGCTACTTCCGCCCACAGCGCCGAACGTGAACCGTGGGGGACGCAAACGTTGAATGTTCGCAATTCCCACACGCATTGTGCTTGACATATCCAATGTCTCGCAGTGTCTGTGCCTTGTTCTCATCCACGATACACCTCCATAATGTTCAAGAATCGTTAATGTTCAGTGTGGCACTGAAGTATTGAAGTATTACTCAGGCGTCTCAGATGGGTCGTTGATCCGATTCAGGATTTCAAGTTCCGTAGCCTGAGCGTTGAGCAGACGAGTCTGCGCTTTCACATGAGCAATCTGTGCTTGAGTAATTGCGTCCCCTACTGTCATATTACATCTCCTTCGTAACCGTGACATCTATTGCCACAGCCTTACCCTATTCGGGATAGGATCAGAAGTCAAGAATTGCCAGCGCATTCCCCGTTATGCTACCTCCCCTGACTGGCGGGGAGGGTGGGCCTTGAACCCACGTCTCTGGACTTAGATAGGGGAGTGTGTTGCCAGCTACACCAGATAGTCATCATATGTTCCTAGTCGGGAGCTACCCAACCTTCGTTCGCTGTACACACGAAAGAACTTCTGCACGGTTTCGAACCGACCTACTCCGTTTAGTACCCCCTACGGGTTTCGATCCCGTTGCCCAACCTTGAAAGGGTTGTGTGCTAGCCAGTACACTGAGGGGGCTAGTACCTCTAGAAGTTTTTGCCATCATTAAAGGTGGTGGATGGGATCGAGAATCAGCTACCTATTATACCCCAGAAGTCGTTACTCTTCTGGTATGATCACTGATTCCCTGTAACGATTAGTGGCAGTTTGAGAACCCCCGCTCCTTCCAACCGATGCGCTTCCCCATACCGTGCTATAGCACGTGGCGCATAGACCATCGATTGTAGTGTTCGGCTTTTCCTACCCAGGTTCGTTGCACAGTCGGACATCCCGCTCAGCGTCTCACCGCTTGCGGACCTAGACTGTGCCTGTGAGAAACAACCATGAGCGTCAACATTAACGACCTTTGCTCTTACCTCCCGGAACGGTCAAGCGGGCGGCTCATGGGTCTGCACTACTTTGATGACAGGGGGAGTGCATGCCGCCCCCGCCCACAGTTAAGTGGGATGTGACTCCCTGCCAAGTCGCTACTCATGGACCTCCCGACTCATACGCCGGGTGTGCGCTTCGCACTCAAGGGTGATAGAGAGAAGTTCACCGGCAACGTTACCTCCAGTGCTTGAGGGTAATTACTCCCCTGCCCCCCATCTCACAGGGCAACCATCCTTTCTCGGTTCGCGCTCTAGCCAGTTGAGCTACCGGAGACTCTCGTTCCCAGGCGGGAATCGAACCCGCATCTCCCCCTACCTAGGGACAGTCAGTAAATCAGAAGTGCCTAGAGTTACCAGGCCCAGTCCTTGCAGTCGTCACCACTTCCACCGCGGATGGAGAGTCGCTCGTTGCTACAAGCTTAAGCGTAATACATACTAAGATCTCCGGTCATCTACCGGTGCTCTAATCTCTTAAGCTACACTTCTTAGCTCCAATAGAAGGACTTGCACCCTCAACTTCACGGTTAACAGCCGTGCACCCCTGCTTATAGGGTCCTACTGGAATGTCTGTCGGTCTCTCCCGTACTCGTCACGCCTGCTTGTTTCGTGGAGGGCGTCCTCCTAAGACCCGAGCCTTTTAGTCGGGCTGATGCTCAGGCCCAGTCCATCGATTAACGCACACAGGTAGTCTTTACTCTCCGGTACCATCGATGATCTTTGTAAAGAAAAGTCCGTCTCTCCGGAGCGTCAAGCCTGCTTAGGGGGGCTTTCCCTGCAACTGCCCCATGGGATTCATTCCATTTGTCGCCCGGTTCAGGCTGGAACTAGGGGCACGGGGACCCCTAAGAAAGTGAGCATTTTGTAATGGGTAGGCTTTTTAGTCCCATCAGATTGCGTGAACTTTACCGGCCTGCTAGGGCCTCACACGCTTTAATCACACTTGCCTGCCCTTCGGCTGACTTTTTTCTAGGCACTATGCGGTACCTTTATCCGGAAGTCGCTTCTTGGCATCTTCCCTGGCCGGGGAATCATACCAGACCGGGCGGTTATTCCCAGTCCCCTGTTTACATGCTACCCGGCTCATTGGGTAACCATTCAGGAGTGACTCTACGCTTCTTCCTTAACCACGCTTTACCATTTAGCAGTTTTACATACTGTTGGTTCCCATGACTAGCGCGTGATTGGCCTTGACACATTACCCTCGCAGGCAATAAGTTGTACCACTCGTCTTTACCACTCGTCTTAGCAGACGTGCTCTAACATCCTCGCAATTCGGTGCTAACCGACTCACTCAGCCCCCATCCCCATCTTTTTAACTTGATGCCCGCTAAGACACCGTTCCGGTTCAGTTTGTGGAGTTTTGGACTTGCGCCCCGAAGCCCCCTGGGAGGAGACCCCGTATCCAGCCTTGCGGCCGTATCATGTACTCCATGACATGAATTACTTTACCACACTCCACAGTCGCCTGTCAAGTGTTTCTTCAACATTTCTAGATGGTGACGCCGATAGGGATCTCACCTACGTACCCTCCCCCTCTGGGGAGGTGCTTTACAGGATACTGCCGGTACCGGCATCCCCTTACAAGCTACAGCATCATAGCTCCGGAGGTAGGGATCGAACCTACGACAAGCGCATTAACAGTGCGCTGCTCTGCCGCTGAGCTACTCCGGAATGTGTCGCCACTGTGTTGCTTATCAAGCTTAACACACACTCGACTCTAAACCTTAACCGTGGCCACGGTCAGATTCAGCCTATCCTGTCTCTCCAGGATGTCACGACTGTTCGCTAGCTATAGCTCTCCGCGTCGTTCTGGAGATAGGGAGAGCAACTGTACCTTACGATACAGCCCTGAACCACAATGACGTGGCCATGCTGGCGGGTATCTAATCCGCGGTCTCCACTTCAATGGGCTACTTTGCCCCACGCTGGCGGATGTGCTGCCCTTACACCAGTACGCCTTTTACAGCGCCCGCCGAGTCGAACGGCTCCTTCCGCTTTAGTACTCCCAACGGGATTCGAACCCGTAACCTTTGCCTTGAGAGGGCAACGTCCACAACCAATTAGACCGTAGGAGCTTATTCAATACGAGCAGACGTGTTTTCCAATTACACCACCTCCCACCACGTAAGTTAACTTCAGTGGATCGGCTGAGACTCGTACGTTTGTCCCCGCTAGCCGGATTCGAACCGGTATCTTCTGCTTAGTACCCTCTTCCGGTAATGATCCGGAACCTCAACTCTGAGAAAGTTGCGTACTGCCATTGTACCAAGAGGATTTGCGACCGTGGTGGCCCTTTCGGAGCCATCCCACGACCGTCCGCCGTCCTTGAGCGCCGCATCTTCGCTACGCTCAAGGACAACGATTAACGTCACTGAGAGGCCACTAACCGTACCTAAACGGGGACATCAGCGACAGAAGCCCGCAGCAGCCCTAATTAGGAGCCGCCACGTTGCGATCGATTCGTCTTTCTGTTTCCAGGAAAGCCACATGACCGACCCTTTACGAGTCGAAGGGGGTGCTTATTGTCCCCAGTTCCTCAATCACTAACTTACGGCCCACTGTCCTTGCTACTGCAAAGGATCACCCTCACGTGTAGGGGCCTCGCAATCGATGAGTCGTACCCATCGATCACTAGATTTCATATTTGTCGTCTTCAGTTTTCAAGTATCCGAGACACATTCTTACCACACGGCTGACTATGCGTCAAGTCTATTTCGTGGGGATACTAGGAATCGAACCCAGGTTAGTGGCCCCAAAAACCACCGCATTACCATTATGCTACATCCCTATGTTTAGTTGGCATAGCGAGACTCGAACTCACACCCCAGGATTCAGAGTCCTGTGTCCTACCAGTTGGACTATACGCCATCATTCCGATCGAGTTGCTACCGCACGGGCAGCGTCGGCTCACGCCTGATTACGCTGAGCCTGATTACGAGAAGGCTCAACGCTTTGGCATGTCCCTTGACCGGATTCATTCTTCATAGCGGAGCCTCCCTTCGCAGACAATATTGCGTTCCGATATTCTCAGCCGCAATGGCTCGTATCTACTACTGTAGCAGAACCCTTAGCCCGACGCAAGTACTTTCCTGGAGATTTGGATAACCCACGAATTCTTTGTGGTGTATCGCTCAGCGAACTGGTCAGCTTCCTCGTGAGACTCAAAGTTCTTGGTCTCTATAGGAAACAGCAAACCAGCCACTCCATCAACCAACGTCGAAATTAGGGCACCGTCAGGTACCTGAGACATTGGGGACGGCTGTCCTAGTCCAGTCTTGATCTTTATGCGCGTGCCGCGCCTGTATGTTAGTTCAATCATTTTCTCTATCCTTGTTTAGTGCGCCCCCTGGGATTCGAACCCAGACCGATCCGGTTAAAAGCCGGACACGCTACCATTACGCCAGAGACGCTAATTTCTGCTTGTTGCGGTATTCAACACAAACTGCCTTGTTAGTGTCCGAGCAGGAGTTGCAACGACATCCCTGCCAATATCTGTTTATAGATCCGTGAGGATTGTGCACTCCGTGATGACCCACGTGACAAGCACTGCACAAGAGATAACACTTGTCTACCTCAGCATCCCATCGTACTTGGGATAGAGAAGATCCTTTAGCTATCGTAAATAGCTTGGTTTCTGGGTCTCGGTGATGAAAGTGGAGATCATCTTCCGATTTGCATTCTTCACATCTACCTCCCAATTTCTCAATCGCTAAAAGTCGTCTTTTGCGATACCGATCACGCATATATTTGCGCATGTATTCATTGTTACTCGCCATTTAGTGGGCCTTGAGAGAATCGAACTCTCGCCTTCGGGGTAAGAACCCGACACGCTACCACTAACGCCAAAGACCCAGATCCGACCACAAGTATAAGCTCGTCTGTGGGAATTGAACCCACTCTCCCGGCGTTATATGACCGGCGCTCTATCCAATGAGCTAAGACTCTTGCAGTCTATCCACAGCCGGACCTTCGCGTTTCCTAAGATTGCGTTGCAGCGCTCACGTCGGAAACAGATCTCACTGCTTCAGTGACACTACCCTATCACACTCTAGGGGGATCCGTCAACCCTGATTTGCTAATTTCTTCAAAAGGGACACATCGTCAATGCCCGTTAAGAAGACAGCAGCCGTGTCCTGCTCCACGTGGATCTTACCGGATGCTTGTCTTACTAGGCCCAAACTAGTCATGCGTTCCAGTGCCTGCGCAAATCCATCGTCAGTGCCAAAGTGGTCCATTAGCGCACGGTCGCCAGAGGCCGTGAGAAGCTCTGCAAAACGCATCAGCACAGATTCATGGGAAAGGGGGACTTCTGTGTCTGGAATGGCCGCAGCGAGCATTAGACGGGCCACTGTGCTCCAGTTGCCAAACAAGCCGTAGCTAGATGATCCCAATTCGGTCGGACGGTTGCTCAAAGTCATAGCGACCTTCATGCCAAGTTCGTAATCGCCCCACACTGACATCAAGAACGGAATAGCGTGCGGGCTGATCTCTGCCAAATGAATCTCGCCAGTATTCTCATGGCGCTTCATGTCAAAGATGTTGAACTCTGAACCGTACGCAATGCAGCCCATCGCCCCATTCATGGAGTACTGATCAGCATCGGGGTAGTTAACGATTTCGTGGAAGACGTGAGTAAGATCACGTGAGTCGTCGTACACAATACCGGAGTCATACTCGGCTAAGAACATCACAATGCGGTAGATCCCGTAGTGGAACCCTTCCGGTATGAGACGGACCATCAACGCATTATCAAGCTCGCGCTTTGCCTTCTTTGCGTCCCAGTTTAGTTCATGCACCTGTTCATCATCCACATCCATAGTCTATCCCATCAAAATACATTAAGCGGTTAGCCTCTAGTCTAGAACGCCCTTATCACCAATGTCAACCTTGTCAAACAACTAGAAAGGCTCCCCGCCGAAGCGAGGAGCCGATCATTTGTTCTTTGTAACAGGGCTAATGCCCTGTGTTACGCTCAGCTAGGCTCAGCGTCGAAGGTGACATCAACGAATGCCTCTGGGCGCTTGACGGCTAGCGCTAGGCGCTGCTCAGCCAAGACCACAACGGCGTTTCGGACGAAGAAGTCAGAGTGCTGCTCAGCAACACGGATCGTAGGAGCTTCACGGTCGTAAAGCTGTGCGCCGGTACCAAAGGCACCAACCAGAGCGGTACCCTCAGGCATTGCTGGAGTATCGATGACAGGTAGTCGCCATACGCGAGCCTGTGCACCCTGCTGAATGTTGACAGCCATCAAGTACTGACCGTTAGAATCCTTGGTCAATTCAATGTCTTCCCAGTCGTTCGGGTGAACGACGACGCCCGTTGGCTCGTAGAAAGCCAAGAAGGAGAGGGTAAGGGCACGACGGATTGCGTCTGCCTTATTGTCAGCAACCGGAGTGGTTGCACCAGCGGACCAGGAGTAGGTCTGACGATCAGAGTTAGTCAGGATTCCTGCGAGGTCTTCGCCGGTACCTGTACCCTGTAGGATCTGGTAATCTTCGTGGAGACGAAGGCCGTACAGAAGCTCGTTGTCAATGATAGACGAAAGCTGTGGCTCGTCGGCTAGCACGTTACGGTGAGCTGCTTCCCAGTGAGCGATGGTGCGGACCGGAGCCTGCTCGCCAACGAAGGTCATCGTGCTCTGTGGCTTGAGACCGAAGTTTCCGCCCTCACGCTCAGGAACAACAGAAGCGTTGTTCGTGAAACCAGTCTGCTTGAAGTACTCAATCACAGCAGCGTTAGTCTGGCGTGCTGGGAATAGATCGCGGACGCGCTGCGTACGCTTTGGAGGCTGAACGAGAGGCTCGCGCTGTACGCCACCAAACTCGCCAGGATCACCAGTCGGCATATCGGAATATACGTCCTTCACGGACATACCAGCAGAAGCAAGATCGAAGGACTTCGTCATCGTGAGGCCATTGGCTCCACCGGCTAGGGACTTGAACTCCTCAGACTTAACGAAAGCCTCACCAATGGAACCGTAGCGACGCTCAGAAGCGGTGCTAAAGTCGGCGGACTTTGCGGCTAGCTGTGCAGCGACGGACTCGCGTGCGGCCTCTGCTGCTTCAGGATCAAAGTTAGCAACTTCGTCCATAACGATAAGATCGTCACGAAGGCTCTTGATCTCGCGGATTTCAGCCATGTTCTTCTGGAACTCAGCCATGTGGTCATCGCCTACAATGAGAGTGTTGTCTTCGAACGGAATAGCGTTAGCAATTTCCTTGTTCTCGTCAACCTTCACCTTGAGTGCGGTATCTAGCTCTACGAGCCGACTCGTATCAGTCATTACGTTTACCCCTTTGAGTAATAGTCGTCGGCCCTTACGGTCCGAGCACTGTCACTTTATAGAGTAAGTGAGCGCCTACTGATTGAAAGGAACAAACGGGTAATTTGTCCTCATATGTATATCACGCGTTTAGGCTTTGTCCTTGGCAGATACAAGTCCGCCGCCCGAAATATTCTCCACGCCACGGTTCATTGGGCGCAAGCGAGAAAGCTTCTTGGGGCGACGCTTAGCCGCTCTAAGCGCTCTAGTTACGCGGTTCTTGGTGCCACGATGAGCATTCAAATCCTCATCAGTTATACATGGCGACCAGAATCCCAAACCTACCTGATGCGCTCCAGAACACCCAACTTCTTCAGCACGCTTCTCGGCGCGGTCACGAGAAGAAAATCTCTCCTTCGCCCGCACAGACTTAGCATTAGCGTCCAAACTTGGACGTGGGCCAGTCTGAGAACTAAACTCCATGGACGACTTCTTACCGCGTCGGCTCTTCAGCCACTCACGATACGACGGTGATCCATTCTCAATCAGATAGTTGAGATGCTCTTGAGAGGGACAAGGCCCCCATGCGTCACCTTCACGGTGCGCTCCTTGGCAGCCTAGGCTCCTCGATAGGCGCTCCGCCAGTTCCCTCGTCGGAACTGTCTGGCCCTGGATCGGATCCTTCATCGTCTAGCACCTCCTGCGTAACATCTACTTCGGTTTCTACTTCTTCCTCTACTTCAGCTACCAACGCAGCTTCGGCCTCTTCTTTGGTCACCACGTCGATGTCCCAGTACGAAAATCCGCTCTTCACTAACTCGTCGATCGTCTTGATATCGTCCCTGTCAACCGTGGACTGCATAGCTTTCTTGACTTGAGGCTCCGATTCGCGGGAACGGACAACCAGCTTCTCACCGGACGTTTGATCAATCACAAACACCGTAGCTCCCATTTCGAATTTGAAATACTCAGTAGCCATCAGAAATCTCCTTAGCGTGACGATACCATAGCATCGTACACCTCATCTGGGGTGGCGTCAAGTAGCCAATCGTATCTGTCCTGCGCTGCGCGCGTAGCGTTGTTCCATCCGTCAGAGAATAGAGGCTGTGATTCTGCCAGTTCTTCAATTTCAGAAATAGCGGAACCGAACGACAGCTTTTTGTCAGAAGCTCGCATAGCTTCCTGAACCAGCTCAATCTGCTCGACCATCTTATCCTTACCGCCAAGCTTACCCTTCTGGATAGTGTATAGAATATCATTCTGGATGCCGCCCAAGCCGCCCCACCTCTTAAACTGCTCAGGAATTTCCAAGCCATCGAGACCATGGTAGTTTCCATCTTCTCTGCGGCCTTGTAGTCCCAAACCATTATCAATGGAATAGAAACGCTTAACACCGGGGTTTGCGGGATCTTCATAGAAGAAGTAGTTACCTGAATGGCGATCAGACTGAGCTTGAACAAAGTCAAGCAAAGTAGCTCTGACAGCATCCCCAGGGTCCATCTCATTAGCATCAAATGGAGACTTAAGTATATCCCTCTGATCCTTGTCCACTCCCTCAGCACGCGGAATAACATTCTGCCCTAAGTCTACCACGATCAACGGAGTAGCATTGAATTGATGGCCACTATCGACACGCTTAGTGTCCCTCTTGTTCTTAGGACCATCGAAACGAATCTGACCCTGAAGAAGGCCCATACGCTCACCCAAGTGAGCACCAATGACCTCCGCAAACGCCTCGTTGTATCCGTAAGCGGCACCGTCCTTACCAGTGCTACTGAACTTGACACCAACCATGTTCTTCTCATCGCCATTAGTATCAACAAAGCGAGCCATGCCGTTGATGCCGCCCTCGGAACCCATAAGCTTAAATCGTGGAGTGTCGCCACGTGAATTACCGATAATGGCGCGCCCAAGGAATGTATCCGGAACGCTAGCTAGATCTCCGCCGTCCTTCAAGTAAGTGATAGCATCATCAACCTTTTCTATGCCCGCATTTCCTACTTCAACTCGTGGGGCGTAGATGAACCCATGCTCGTTACGCTTGCCAAGAAGATCGCCCTTGTAACGACTATCTGGACTCACAGCAACTGGGTGGATAGCGTCGCTATCAGGCTTAGCCTTCGGCTTCTTGTTGCCACCAAGCGCTCGCCTCACAGCCTCACGGCGACGATTCTTACGATCGTCCTTATCAACAGCAAGCTTCTCAATTTCTGCTTCCGCCTGGATCTCGCGAGCCAAACGTGCCTGACGCTCACGCTCACGCGTGCCAGACAAGTTCAGATCGGCTGTACGCATAATGCCTTCACGGCGCGACGGAGCAAGACGCCCAAGAATGTCTTCAAAGTCCGTATCCTCTTCAGGATCCGATCCTGCATGCAACTCAGCCCAGTCGTCACGCTGACGCTCAAACTTGCGAAGCTCACGCTTCTTCTTCGGGTTACCCTTCAACTTGCTAATGTAATCGTTGATCTCAGCAAACGTGAAATCCTCGCCAGCTACAGCACCAAGTCGGTTTGCCCACAACTCATCAAGCTCTTCGAACTCTTCCAACATGGCACGGCGCACACGTTCCTGCTTACCGGCATCCAAATTGGCAGCCTCAGGAACAGGCACAAGATCTCGTCGGCCATCATCCGCACGAACGTTAGCGGTACGGTCACGGAGACGTGGCTTGTCTCGCGTGTCAGGATCAACAGGGTTGCCGTCACCCTGCTGGAACGCATCAGCAGCACGGTTGAATACTCGCTGACGACGATTAGGACCTTCAGGCGTTTCGTTTCCGTTCTTCTTCTTGCTAGGAGCAGCAACGCGGTCGATCAAACGACCCAAAGCATTGTCGATCTGCCCACGTACACGGAGACCTTCACGGTTTCGCGCTGGTACAGCTTCCTGTCGCCCAGCCTCAAGAGTAGCAGCCTTCTCAATATCGTGGTATAGCTCGCGCGCAAGTTCAATTGGAGCCTCATCGTACAACGGCTCATCAAGCAAATCCGCAAATCCGTTAAGAGACTCGGCAAACTCGCGACCATTCAACGCACTCGTCTGTTCCGGAGAAAGACTCACACGCTCCTGACGATCACCTAAGGTAGCGCCAATACGCCCACGCTTGCCCTTGCCCTTCTTAGCAGCATCGACAGCACCGCCCAACTTACCCATGACCTGCTTCAGATTCTCACGAATCTGACCGACATCGTGACCAGCCTGAGTCATCGACTCAACGAACTGTCGAGAATCTCCACCGCCCGTGGATGGCTTGTCACCGGGAACGTTAGGCTTCCCATCAGGGGCAGATGCCGGATCAAGACGAGCCGCAGGACGGTCAACGCCAGCATCACGGCCAGCCTTGAACAGTCGTTCAATTAGCTTGCCACTGATAGACGCACCACAATTACGTGCGAAACGATCTGTGATCTGTCCACCACCGGAAGTACCGGCAGGGCAACGGAATCGCTCAATGTTAGGATCCCACCAGCCTCGCGCACGGCCGATCTTCTCTTCCGTGGAAAGACGAACTAGATCACTTGTACGCATCTTGACTGCACCAAAGTACGGTGCGTAGAATTCCATAGGATCACTAACAACAGTGACCTGTGACTTGATAGCGAACATGGACATGGCCTTCTCTTCAGCCGTATCCTCACCCACCGTTGTGTATGGAGTCTGCCCCTCGGGACGACGTGGAGCCTCAGCGGACAAGTAAGTGTTGAACACCCAGCGAGGGACGCTGATCTTGCGCTTACCGCGCTGAACAGTGATAAGCTCCCTATCCACAGCCTCTTCGCCTAGATTCTGATCAAGCTTGTAACGATCATCGGAGTCCGCAATAAACTTACGAATAGCGGCAGTTGGGTCGTCGTTCTTGCCGATCGAACTTAGAGCCGCTGCCCAAGACCTGCCGATGGAAGAGCGATCTACTGGCTTCAGATCTCCGCCCTCTCGACGGATAGACAACGAGCCAGCCTTAGGGACGTGGAACACGGTGGCCCTGAGACCAGTAACCATAGCCGGAACTTCGTCGCGACCGATCTGTGCTCCAGTCTCACGAAGATCATCGCTCACTACAAGAACACCATCGTTCATGTCGTCAAATTCACCAAGCTCGTTCAATACTGACAAGCTCACAGCGGGCCTAAGAATGATACCGTCACGTCGCACGAAGCGAGACTCAGTAACGTCCTTGCCGCCGTCGAAAGCATCCACGATGAGGTCAACAGAAGACTGACGAGCCTTCGTGTTCACTGCCTTAGGAGCAGCCGGAATCTGTGCTGCACGAACAATGTCGAAAGCACTTCGGTTCTGACGAAGATCACCAATAGACCTAACAAGGCTAGCGTCTTCGGCCAGTCGCTTAATTCGCTTCAAAGCAACCTCGGATAAAGAGCCTGGGCCTTCCAATGGGATGTCCAGAATCTGGCGACCACAAGTAGAGAAGCTAGAATTAGTGAACGTTCCGCCCTCTTCAAAGCCGGGAGGGCAACGGAACTTGTTCTTAACGGCATCATCGCCGCCGATCTTAGGCAAACCAGCACGACGCCCGCGCTTGCCGCCGCCTCCACCGGGAGTCAATGTTTCGAAGATTGTAGAACGAACAGGGTGCCTAATATCGCCCAAATCACCAGGAGTGACCAAAGAGCCAGCGCTCTGAAGACCGCGACCCACGCGAGTGCGGCTAGTAACAAATCCAACCTTGACAGATTCCTGCTCCGCCAGCATGGCGCGGTACAGAGAAGCCTTGAAGTCCACCACGTTATTCCTACCACCGATAGGCTGCGTAAGGATACCCCCACGCTCTCGTGAATCTCGCTTAACGTTTGTCACGTCCATCATCTCCGTCTTCTTGCCTCTGCGTCGGCGCACTCTTCGCTTACCGGCACTAGGCTTCTTGCTTCTACGGTTGCCTTCGTTGGGCCACTTGCCAGTCGTTTCGTGGTGGAGCCAAGCACACATGGGTTCCAGGGGGTATAGCTCGGGGTGGTCAGCCAAGATGACCAAGCATCGTCTGAACCCACCCGGCTTCTTCATAATTGGTCGCCAGTAATCAAGCAGGGCTTCCAGGTTGCCACGACGCGGACCACGGCCTCTAGTGATAGAGGTCAAACGTTCCTGAGGAACGGCGTCAATAGGATCCACCTTAGCGGATACTGTGGCTAAACTCACTTCAGTCCAATCTGGTCCTGCGACAACCCAAACGCTGCCAACGTCGAATTCTTCCATAGCGGCTTCCGGCAACGGAGGCAACTTTGTGAAAGGCTTCTCACTATAGGATAGCGTAGCGTGAGGCGTGAACCCGTTGACATGGTTGATCTTTACGCCTGAGAACTCCAAAGCTGCCCTCAGAGACACGTGGGCGTCTTCTAGGCCGGGAATGTTGACCGATGCCCAGAGCACTTTGCTGTTGGGATTATCGAACGTTCCGATGCCAGCGAGGCGTCCAGCCATCGTCGGATTGGAGCTTGCCCACCCGCGCACCACAGCCATGACGTGAGGAACATCGTAATCTACGGCGTTGCCAAGGTAAATAAGCGTGACATGAAGCTCTTCTTCATCCTCAGTGGTCAATGGGTACTCCATAAGAGCACGCTTCACTCGCTTAGGTAGCTTCAGGGCGATCATTAGGCCACTGCGTTGCGTCTCGTTCACTTTACGGCCCCAATGGCTCTAGCGCGAATAGCTGCGGCACGGATAAGCACCGCATCCGCTGACTTCTGATAGGTACCCTTAGATGAAACTGGGAACCTGCGTCGGTATTCCTTCTCGTTAACAGCAGTAAGTTTGCCGAATTCCTTACGGTAGTATGTGTACCCGCGTAATCCCTTACGTAGCGTGAAACCTGATCCAGCAGTGTCTAGCTCGCGTTCCAACTGCTTAGCAGCGTCGATGGCGGTGCTATCGGCACCCAGCACTTCTAACTGCTCTCCATCGAACATGGCAACGAAAGTCGTGGGCTTCTTGGTGCCCATCGGCCCTTCAACGAGTACGAATGTCTTTTCCATAGTCCTAGCCTACCTGATTTTCTTCAGCAAGTCGCTGTTCAGCGAAACGGGCTGCTTCTTCACGGTTGGCAGCAACTACAATGTCCTTCGGATTACCGGGAAGGAAGAACTCTTCAAACTCAGGATCAAAGTAATCATCCGTGAACGCACGAGCCTTACCGGCATCATCATCGTAGTGCTCAAGGGCTGCCGCCAAGATCTGTAATGGGGTAGCCTCATCTCCAGCAATGTTCGTGATCTCTATCGTGTCACCGGGCTTAATAAAGCTCAGATCCGGTTCCGGGGGATCTAGAAGCGACGCAAACGCCTCAGACTCAGCAGCGTTCAAAGCGCGACCGATCTCAGGACCCTCAAGGCCCTGTGCAATAGCCGCCGCTGAAGACATAGCCGGAGGTGCATCAGCGAACTCCACGAATGATTCCAATTGCGCCTTAGACATGCCAACAGACTCAGCAAACGCCTCAAGATCATTAGTGTCCAAATCACGATTACGCAAAGCCTTCTTCAAAGCAGGAGCAGACTCAGCGTCGATGTTAGCGAGACGCTGAAGGAATACAACGTCAGAGATCTCGTCATTCGTGTACTTCATACTCTTAAGTACAGCCTCTACGTCCTTAGCGTCGTTGCTGTTCAAGATCGAAGCAATCATCACAGACGGATTACTGGAGTTGGCCACGTTGGCGATATCTACCTTCAATTCATCACCAGAATCGGTCCGGAAGATCTGTGGGAACATCCCCATATCCTCCACCAGCTTCAAGAACGCCTCAGGATCCTTAGCAGACTTCAGCCCAGACAAGAACTCATCGTGGATACGCTCATTAGAGACAAGAGACAGATCGTTGTCTTCTAGAATCGCCTTCTTGGTTTCCTCATCCAAGTCGAATCCTGTGCGGCCAGAGAACCTCAGCGCACGTAAGATCCGCAACTTGTCCTCACGGAACCTGTCCGCAGGGTCGCCAACGGCACGAACTACGCCATTATCAATGTCTTCCATGCCGCCTACGTAATCGATGACCTCTCGGCTATCGAGATCGTAGTACATGGCGTTGATGGTCAAGTCTCTACGGACCACATCGTCGTCTATAGAGCCAGCAACGCTAGTAGCATCAGCGCCCTCACCAACGTCGCGGCGGAACGTAGCAATCTCGTATTCGATACCGTCCGTAGTCTTAACCCTTACAACAGGGAAGTCCTCACCGGTTAGCTCAATATTCAAAGTAGGATCAGACCTCTTCAACATGTCCATGACTTCATCCGACGTAGCATCCGTAGCGAGATCAAAGTCCTTTGGCTCTCTGCCCAATAGGGTGTCGCGAACAGCGCCACCGACGAGCAGTAGCTTCTTGTCGTTCTCCTTGAATACATCGTGGATAGGAACAAGATCGTCAGGGGTCTTCAAATCTAGTGCTCTACGCTCGGGAACAGCAGCTACGCCTTCAGGAGTATTCTTCTGCTTATTCTTCTTGAACGGATTGCGACGAACACGACGGTGCTTCACATCGCCGTGGAACCTGAGACCCTTAGGAGTCCTAGTCAGCATGCCGCCCTTAAGGTCTTCGGTACGTACTTCAGCGATACCAGGGCGCGGCGCATCGGCAGCCGCCACGAAGTCATCGTGACGGTGCGATAGCTCTGGAATTGGCTCTCCGGTCTTCCCTGCGCGTGCCATGAAATACAGGTTAGCAAGAACCAGGGGCTTTTGTCCATCCCAAAATTCTTGCATCCTCTCATACGACCCAACGCCGTCAAGCTCCAGTCGCTTAGCTTCACGCTCAAGCATGCCAAATGCGGCATCGAAATCGTCGTCCTTCCAAGCCTGAGACAGATCTCGATAGAAGTTCATGTCCTCAAGGATACGGTTAGCATCCTCTTCAGATTCGGCCAAACCTACATAGCCAACGTGCAAGCCGTCAGTGTCCGGCTTCAGAATCCCACCACTGCGGGTATCCTCATCAATCGATTCAATGCTGTACACACGATCGTTGGTTAGATCGTTGTACGACAACGGGTTACCGCGAACAAGAAGTCCGTTAGGCTGACGAATACCGTGCTGCCAATCTTCCATGCCGTACACAGAAGTATCGTCTGGAACAACAACGCCAGGCTTGTAGTAAGCAACGTCAGTTCCGAGAAGCTCAGATCCTGCCTTCGTAGACTCGCCCGACTGAATACGGTCAAGCATGTTGCTGAAGTCCTTGCGGGAAATACCCGAAATGTCATCGATACGACGACGAAGCATTTCTCGCTTCTGACTGAAATCATCCATGCGATAACCGTCTGGGAGCATTACCTGCATTTCGCTATCCAGATCGTCAACGCCTAAGTTACCGATACGCTCGCGAGCACTCTCTAGGCCATCAAGGATTTCGTCTCTCGTGGCGAAGTTGTTACGCTCCTGGTCAACAAGAACAAACGCAAACCCAGCACTGAGCATGCCCTTCCTATCGTCGTGGGTAGCCCACATGAGAAGGTCTCGCGCACCGGCAGGGTCATCCTTAGCAGGGTCAAGAGAGAACCCGTGATCGATAGGCACCACGTGAACGCGACCGTTACTGTCCCTAGTCAAGAACATGTTACCAGCATGACGATCACCGTTACCCACAACCCAATCGAACAGCATCATAGTAGAGAGATTGTCCACATCGAATGCTTGAGGGGTACCGAACGTGGACTCAGCGTCAAACACAGAGTCAGCGTCCTGATGAGGCTTGAACAAGTCACCGTTAACGTAACCGCCCACGTGCGTCTGTAGAGTTAGAAGCTCTTCGTGGTTCTCGCCGTCGTTAGCGATTCGAAATTCGCCCACGGGCAAACCGAGAGCGTTTGCTACTAGATGAGACAAGATCTCAGAAGCGGGAGCCTCGTGCGCCTGAACATCGCCCTTGACAAACATCTGCTGCCCGGTTTCCTTGTCCGTAATCATCGCAACCTGATTGATACCAGATTCGATCTCGTTACCGGCCTGATCAACAGCGGAATCCACGTCATCTAAACGAATCATCTCAAAACGATCGTTGCCGGAATCCATAGAAGTGACAATGCCTGCCCACAAGAACTCGTCAGGGACAGCATCCAGCGGCAGGCCGTCGTTCAATCGGTCTGCCCAGTAAGCGTTAGCATCAGGTCCCCCAGATGGCGTGTCAGGACCCTTCTTGGTCTTGCGGGTAGGACGATACCTAGCCTTCAGATTACGGAGCCTACGCATACTGTCGGGAAGATCAGCTAGCTTTCGGATAGTATTGCGGGCGACGCCCTCTACGGCGTTAAGCGCACAATTGCTTCCTTGAGCGTCAGTGAACTCGCCAGCCTGATCGCCAGACGTGGGCGGGCATCTTAGTCGATCGTTAGAATCAACAACTAGCCCGATAGACCGCGCTGCCGCAGCGCCTATATTGTGGGCGTTTCGCCCAATCTTGGGGCCTAGGTGATTCCCGCCCTTTTCCTTGATAGAATCAAGTGCTACGGCAAGCAACACCACCCTAGCCGATGCTTCGGAGGGCCTCATGTGTTCCCCCCGATCAGGACAAGTTTAGTTCGTCAGATAGCGTGTTGAACTCGGCTAGGACATCAGCGAAGGACTTGCCCGCTACTACTTCTTCCTCATCCGGAACAACGGCCTCAGCATCTACTTCAGCTTCTGGTGCTTCTTCTGCGACAGGAGCTTCCTCACTGATGGGCGCTTCCTCTGGGGCCTCAATATCACCCTCTGGGTCCTCTTCATTCCCGATCTCAGCATCAACTTCTTCGCCCTTCTCGTCACCCTCAGGCAACCACTCTTCTGGTAGCGAATCCGTAAGCTCTAGAGCCTCAGCGCGCTTGATGATGTGAATCTTGGTGCCATCTGCGTCAGACGCACGACCGTGTGCCATCACAGCGGCCTCTAGATCGGCTCCATCAACAATTGGGAAGGAACCGTCCTTCATGGCTTCGCCAGACTCTGCAAGCTCCTCACGACGCTCACGGGAGTACATGCGCTTCAACTGAAGCTCAGCCTCATCAGTCTTGATCTCAGCAAGTTCAGCGTCCGTGAAAGACTCATCCGTAGGCGAGAACTCGTCATAGGCCAAAGCATCGCCATCCGTGGAAACGTACACGTCATACGACTTGCCGTCCGGGCCGTCAATCTCGACCACGTAAACGTCTTCGTCTTCGTAGTATCCAGCCTCA